GCAGTTCAGTTTGGTAACTATCATCTGGAGTTGGACCAATAATATAGGTATAGGGTAAAAACTGAGCGTAATACCTAGGGGTGCCAGTATCGGTAGGACTTGGATATGCTTCACGGATAAAGTTAACGTCTTTATCAATTAAAAATTGCTGACTTCCGTCTGCCAATATGACCGCTAAAGAAAAAGATGCCAAATAGTCCTCGGGAAGGGCTAAGTACTTATCTCCGCTGGTAAAAGTACCAATGACGTTCTTACGGATAGCAGGTATCGCAACAGCGTTATAAATACGCTCTTCGCACAGCTGTACAAAGTTAGGAATGTTCTGAACAAATAACTGTTCATTTGACTCCGTATACGCTTGTATAGCTTCAGATAGCTGCTGGAAGTTCATTATGCCATCGGTCCTCTAGCCATTACACCCTTAGTTGCTGCGCCAGTACCACGAATTTTCATCTCACCATGCTTGTTAATTGGTTGATCGTTGTTCTTGGTATATCCGCCTACAGACATATTTACCTGATCTACGCCATTGCCTGGCTTAGTAACAGCAGATTTTACTGTAGTTATTTTCTTACCATCCATTGTGTGCGGTGCAGCATAAACCTCAGCAGGTCCTACTTCCTTGCCGCCTTTTTTCATAGAAAATTTAGCCATGATTAACCTTTCTTTTGAGCAGCAATCTTTGCAAGACCACGACCCATTTTTTTCATATCTGCATTGGTTTTGCCGCCTTTAGAGCCGCTGTGTTTTGGACCTTTTTCAATAGCCACTGTTGGACCTGAATCACCTAGGTTTTTACCTTTGGTTTTGCCCTGTTTGGTAATGCCATCTGCGCCTGATTTGTACATTTTTAACTCCTATGTTGTCGTTACCGTTACTGTACCAACAATTACTTGTTGTACCAAGTCATTTGGGGTTAAACCTGCATCTGGACCCCTACTACCACCTACAGGATTCCACCCCCACTGAAACACTCTACTACCCATTTCTGGACTACCAAATCCATTTGGGCCAATGCCCGTCTGGTTAATCTGCAAGCCGCTTTGCCCTGATACTAAATAACTTACGTCTGGTCTTGGCTCCCGCACTGCCTGTGGGTCGTTTACTGGGTACAAGCCTAATGACAATTGTGGCTGATCTGGATCCCAACACGCCGGGCAAACCTTAACTTGATATGGTTTTGTCTTTAATATCTGTGTCCTTAATTCTGTAAGTTTATACCGTTGCGCACATCTATCGCACTCAGCAATTGCATACTTACCTGAAGCAAATCTATTTGGCATATCATTTATCTATAGTAAAACGAGTTACGTGGCACAAACCGAACAGGGGCTTTTTCCCGGTCTTCTTGCTCTGCTAGTGTCCACTGTTGTTCATAGTCAGATTTAAGCATCATAATTCTATTAGGATCAACCCCAGGCATCTTGGTGCTTAACTGATAAGCTAAACCCGCCACCATGCAGGGAATAAAGCGAAACGGAATATCCTGAGTTCTGATACCCCCGCCTGCGTCTTGAATCCGTCTCATTCTGTAATACACAAACGTGTACTGAGTTCCCGGCGGGTTAGGGGTAGGCCAGACATTAATACAAGGCAAATTGTTAGTATATACCTCTGCAGCCGTTAAGTGGCTTACCGCTGTTGTGCCGTTTTGACCACGCCAAGCGTTTAGGATCTGATTCCCTACAATGTTTTGATAGCCAATAGTCTCATTATCAATATTAATAAAGCCCTGAGTAGGTAAATATGTTGCGTTAACTAAAGTAATGGTTGTGTCAGTTGCGGTTATAGCCCCATTTAAAGCAGCTTGTGGGGCGTTTGCAACATTGCCTGACTGTCGGTTAACCCAGACTTGAATAGGACGCCCTGTAGCGTTTTTATTAGGAATAGTGATGTATGTAGATTCGCTAATACGACTAATATTAATGTCAATCTGATTATTACCTTGACCGTTATTAGTACGCACCACAGTATCCAAAAGGTCAATCGTATCTACAGGAATAGGGTAAATAGCCTGTCCTGTGTTCATTAGAATCTGTCCTTGCTCAACCGTCCAAAGGTTAATACCCCGGTTTGCCCACTCAATAGTAAGCAGGTTCAAAGACCGCCGTGCGGTACGGAAGTCATATCCAGAACGAACTTCAAGACCACAACGTTCAAACGCCTCTTCAATGAGGTCGTTCATGTCTAGGTTAAAGGCGGTAGTCCCTGTAGTAGTCATATCTTCCTATACGGTTTTACTTTTGCTTTTACCTTTGGTGGCTGGGGCACGAACTGCTTTCCCTGTGCTTTTCCGGCCCGTTTTGCTCGTGTTGTTGCTGCGTACTCCTGCGGGCTTAAGGCTTCGATTGCTTTCTTGGGTAGGTACCTTTCGCCGGTTTCGGACGACTTTTTCCCCGACTTGGTTGTCCACTTCTGGTCTCCCCAAGCTTTTAAAGAACGTTGCGATTTTGCCAATCCACTCATTTATACCCACCGCCAGCCGCCTTATATCGTTTAGCCATCAACTGAGCTTTACGGGCTGACCATTGACCAGCACCAGTACCTTGCACAGCAGCAGCTTTAATGCTATTAAAAATCCGTTTACGCAAACCCGGTTTAGTGTAGTTACCTGCCTCGTTTACCTTGGACTTGGTCTGTCCACCTTCTTTATACATATCTACCGCGTCGGGGTTATCTCTACGGGTAATAACCTTCTTTTTAGGCATCTTAGAAGGAGCTATAGCGCCCATTCCTCGGCTGGCTCTCATACCATTCTGCCTTTGGTTTTACCACGCTGGGCTATGCCATCACCACGACTAGAAGCTGAAGATACAGAACCACCAGACTTGTAGCTAGTAATACCAGCTTTTTCTCTCATAGACTTAAATAACGCTCCAAGATTTTTATATCCTTTAGTGCCTTTAAAAAAGGAAGGTTCTTCTTTCTTTGTCTCTGCTTTTGGGGTTGCTTTAGGTTCCGCTTTGGGTTTTGCTTTGGGCTGAGGTTTTGGAGCAGCTTTTTTAGCTTTTGGAGCTTCTCTGGTTTCAATCTCAGGAGCAGGTCTTTGCATTTCCTCAACATAGTCTTGTGCGCGGGCACGGGTCATGTCATCAATCTGGGGGTTTTGCCCCATTTTGGATTCAAACTCTACTTCACCGCCATCTTCATAACGTTTCTTTTTCACTTTGCCACCCTTTTTGTAGACACCTCGTCCTTTAAGAACATCGGCCTGAGTTACTTCACCGTCATTATTTAAATCAGGGAATGATTTAGCCATGTTAGCAAGCCCTCCCACCTTTAGCCATCTTAATCATCTTGCCTTTGGTCTTGCCTTTGACTTCAATACCACCACCTTTAGCCATACCATGCAAACGCTTTTCATGCCCTTTAACAGCTTTAGCAGCAACCTTCTTCATCATGGGCTTGTCTTTAGCAATATCAGAATGAACTTTACCGCCTTTTTTCATACCTTTTTCTTCGTCATAAGATTTGGGCATACTTTTTTGACCCACCCGTGAAGCAAGTTCTTTGGCTCCACGAACCATTGGGATTGATTCCGCAGCAGCTTTTGCTCCTGCCATCCCTGCCCGTCCAGTAGATTTAAGATTGGAACGTAATTGATCTAAATCACTTTTTGGTTCAGAACGCATATATTCAAGCATTTTTAATGCACCTGATTTTGGTTCAAAGCCTGTATCGCCACCATCTGCAAATTTACGCATTTTCTTTTTCATAGTTCCACCACTCCCAAATTTTTTGCCTTTATCGGCGGTTAAAAACTCCTGCCCGACTTTAGCAGGGATCCCTACTTTCTTAGCAAAACCAGGGTTTTTAGCCACGGCCGCCATAAAATTATGTTGCTTCTTACTTACGCTTGGCACGATTAATCCATCCTTGAACTGTTTTGGTTTCGTAAATACGAATGCCTGTCCAAATAATAGTAAACAACGCTGCTATCGCAGGCAACATATTCATAAGGGCTCCTAATACTGTCACCAAAGATAGCCCGTCTAGAACGTGCTTAGTGCCCTCAGTTAAATGATCTTTCATACCATTCTGCCTTTAGTCTTGCCTTTAATAGCACAGCCATCTGCACGTTTGGAAGCGGACGATACTGAACCACCTTTTTTAAACTTTAGTGGTAAATAACGCATATTTTCTTCATCTGGCATGGCTTTTCCAGAACCACTAGACTTACGTTCTTGACGTTCAAATTTTTCAGCTTTCTTTTCGTATGGAGCTAGTGTTTTTTCATCCATAAGCCTTTGCTTACGCTCTTCATAATTTTTGTAATGGTCTTTTTCCATAGTTACACCATCTTCCCTTTAGTCTTACCTTTAATGGCACAGCCATCAGCACGTTTGGAAGCGGACGATACTTTGCCACCTTTTTTCATACCAACTTCCGCTTGAGCCTGTTGTTTGGTTTTTCTACCCGCAGCAACTTCAGCTTCCAAAGCTCTAATCTTTTCGTCTTGGGATTTACCAGCATCACCGGTAGCGGTGTCTACAAAACTATTAATAGCATCAGATATCCCAGGAGCAACTAAACCACTTCCTATTTGTTTAATTACATTACCCTGCTGTTTAACTAAGTCCATAGTTACACCATTTTCCCTTTAGTCTTGCCACGGACTTCGCAGCCACCACCACGAACAGACCCGCCTTCTCTACAGTTCCAAGCCCGTAGAGACTTATTGATGCGTGAGTCTGGGTCATTGGCTGTTTTAGCGCTGGTTAGTTTTTTCTTCATGCCCTTCATACGGGCGCAGAAAGAATCCCGTCTTGAACCGCCTTCTGGCTGTGGACGTTTGAGCCCAGGCTTACCAGGATTGGCTGCGTTGTACGAAGCTCGCCCCTTAGCATTTAAGCCACCTTCAGGGTTCTTACCCTCTTTGCGAGTCCATGCAGGGGATTTAGCCATAAAATACTGTAATTGCAGCATTAGCTGGTAAGTCTAAATACAAACCATCAGTAAAACGAATACCCTCACCAGGTATCAGTGTAGAAATAACGGCTGTATTTGTAGTGATATTTAGTGTTAAACGCTCAGTTCCTGTAGCGGAATTAGCTGCGGTATCAAAAAACTTAATTTCACCAGCAGTTCCACCAGAGGCTATTTGATACGCTTTAACCCTAAGCGGTCCTACAACAGCTTGAACGTCTCCATCCGCATGTACTGCTAAAACGTCATATTGCATACCCATTTTAACTCTCCTGGTTTTCCTGTTGAGTAGCGAGTTTGGCTTTTAGCTCTTCAATTTGCTTAGCCTGCATCGCTACAATTCCCATAACATGATCTCTTTGAGATTCCAGAAGCCCAAGCATTACTTGAACTTCTGGGTCTTTATGAGTCAACATTAACTTTGAGAACCAACAACTACCCAAGTTGGGCTGCTAATCGTGCCAGTGTTGATATACAACACACCAGCTGTTGAATTAACGTATAAAGAACCCGTGCCAGCAAAGTTATCGCCAGTAGTACCATTAACTGGAGCACCTGCATCAACCATAACTACAACGTCATCTTCCATACGGATATTAGCTTTGGTGTAAGGAATAACGCCAGAAGGGCCGCCAGCATCAGCTACAGGGTCTTGCATCTTCAGATCAATACCATATTCAAAGCCAGAACCAGCTGTAGTTTGAGCCATTGCAACACCAAAAGCGCAACGAGCGGTAGTTACACCAGAATCGCCATCCATAAATGCCATAACAGCAGCATCGCCTGACAGGGTATTGGTATTAATCGTACCCATTACACCAGCCATTAAGCCAAAGTTAGCATATGTACCAATAACTGCAAACTCACCTACTGCACCAGCCATGTGGTTAAAAGTAGTAGAAGGAGCTACAGCAAAAGGAGTGCCACACTGGACACGTCCAAATACAGAAAAAGCCTCACCAGGAGTTAGATAATCACTAGAACCAAAACCTGTAGTTGGCATTACACGAGAATAGAAGCCAGAAGCTGCTGTTCCCTCATCGACCGAAATTACGGTTCCTGAATTAATAGTGGTAGGAGTTAAAGGTTGTTGTGCGCTTGCGTCTCCGCCTTGATAACCAGCCCGCACTGGGCCTGAAAAAGTAGTTCTTGCCATTTTAAATTGTCCTTCATACAAAGTTCAGCTTATCAATCGTGTATGCGTCTGCTGGGGCAGTTTGATAAGCGATTTACCCAGATGTTTAAATCTTACTACAAACAAATAAAAAAGGGGAGTTTTTAGCCCCCCTTTTCTTTACTACATTACGCTCCTGGCGAACCAAACATTCCTAGTGGATCCGAGAATCCGAAGGAATAACGCTCACGAGACTTGTAACGTACGTTACCGGTGTCAAAGTCACCGTCCATGCTGTTTTGCAATGGGGTACGAACAAAGTGCTTCATGCCGTTTGGAACATCAGTGCACAAGAACCAAGCATTTGGGTCGGTCAGATAGTTATTAACTGTATAACCTTCTGGGATCGAACCATTGTTCTTTAACGCATTGATGTCGTTATCCGCTGTACCAACACGAAGTTCGGTTTCTAGCAAACGAGTTGCCACGAACTGTAGTGCGGGTGGAACGATTAACTTACGTGGCTTAGCAGCGATCAACAGACCACGTTCATCTGTCCAAGCAGCGATCTGAATAACAGCGGCTTCCAAGGAAGTTTCGTTAAGATCAGCTGGAACAGCAGGCTCGTTTGAGTTAGTTCCGCCAGAGACTAGTGGGTGGTCAGTAGCAAATAAAGCTACGCCATCACCGCCTGGAAAACTAGCGCTAAAGCCATTGTTTAACACAGAAGCAGCACGAACTTGCTTGGTATACGCCATGGAACGAGCTAACGCCTTGGTATAACGAGCTGATAGGCTGTCATACAAGTTATCTTCAATAGCTTCTTCAGTTAAGCTGAAGCCTTGAGCGATCGTTACGTGGGTATAGCGAGCTGTGAAAGCCTCTTGTGCGTTGTCATAAGCAATTGGACTGCCTTCGTTTTTAACGGCGGCGGCACTAAAGCCAGACAACTTGGTTTCTTCTTCGAACGAACGTTCAGAGGTCTCTGTTTCATAGATCTCTTTATGTTGTTCACCATAAGTCGCATACTCCAAACCGAACAAAGCGTTCAAGCCTGGGAGGAGCTCTTTAAGTAGTTGGGCACGAGAAATAGCCATTTTTAAGCTCCTTAAGCGGCGTAATCAATACCCGTTGTACGGAGTATTTGTGGGTTGTTTAACTTCACTACTACTTCAGTGAAGGCCGTTGCGTTAGTCGCAGTTTCAGGTACAACAGAAACAACTCGAACTGGCAGAGTTGCTGCGTTGCCTTCGTTGTTAGTAGGAACAAGAACGCCTGTGCCAGAGTTACCAGTAGTTGTATTACCAGTACCTAGGTCAATTGCCATGTTAATACCTACAACGCTACGATTAACAGTAGTTACAACGCTGTTTGCAAATACAACAGCTACTTTAAAAGCAGCCATAGGATCATCAACAACATAAGCCACAGCCGAAGTAGCAGCAGCATTACCTGGGTAATATTGCGCTTGAACGGTTTGACCTTGACT